GGTATCATTAAACTCAGACGCACTTACAGAAGTAAACAGCATCTTTGAACAACTTGTTGCCCCTGCACCTAAGTATCGAAATGCAGGAGACCTAGAGCTACTGACTACTAGTAAAAAAAAAGTAAATGAATTAGCTAACGGAATTACCAAAGGATATTATGATTTTGGTAACACTGCTAGAGGTAAACCTTTAAGTGGTTTTTTAGATGCAGTCGGAGGTTTATTTAATAGTATTGGCAATGAAGGAGCTAAGTTTGTAGGGTTTAAAGTACTACCGTCTCAAGGACTAGCCGACGTTGCCTCTTACTTTGGACTTGAAAATGTACAACGCATACACGAGGCGTTTGAAAAACAACAGGGTGCAGTAAACCAAGCAGAGAAACCTCTTGATGGCACGTTGACAAACCTACGAAATTGGAAAATTGCTAACCCAACTTTAGCAAAAACTTTTGATGATGTGGTGTATAAAAGCACAACACGGCGTGTTGACCCCTCGTTGGATAAAGAAACTTACATGAACAAAGACGGTTCTTCTAAAACAGATAGAGATGGTAATGCTGATCTATTAGATACGTGGGTAGCATTTAATGCTGAAAATGGAGATTGGACTAAACTAGGTGAAAGTGGTCAAGCACAATACAAAGCTATGCGTGATACCTACAAAGAATTATATAAACAACTGCAAGAAAGTATATTTACTAAAATAGCTTCACCTGACTTAAACCTATCAGAAAAAGATAAAGATTTTTTACGTAACGATGTGTTATCAAATTTATTTAAAAAAGAATTAATTGAACCGTACTTTCCTTTAACAAGAGAAGGTGACTATTGGTTAACCTACGAAACAAATGCGGGTGAGTATGTAGTCCAAGCGTTTGAAACCCCTGGCGCGGCTAGAAGAACACGTAGAGACGTGTTGGCAACAGGTAAAGTAAAAGAAGAAACAATAGCAGAATTTACAAAATTTGAGACTATGACTTTTGACAAAACTCCTTCAAAAGGGTGGGTAGGTCAGACAATAAAAGTATTACAAGATAATAATGTAGAGACTTCTGTACAAAACGAAATAATGCAAATGTTTGTAAGAGCTTTACCCGAATCGTCGTTTGCTAAATCTATGCAAAGTCGGGGAGATAAAGCAGGGTATATTGAAAATAGTGAACTTGCGTTTCAAACAAAAGCGTACAATCTATCACGGCAGATACAACAAATGCGCTCCTCAGATTTATTACGAGACGAGCTTCGTAACTTAGCAGAACAAGTTGAGTTAAAAAACAAAGGAGATGAAAACCAACCTTCTGCTGATAATCTTTTAACTTTGAGGCGCGATGCTAATGCAAGTGGCGATAAAACAAAAATTGATGCTATTAATAAAAAGATAGCAGATTACGAGAAAAAATATGGCAAGCTACTAGGTTCAAGAGACGCAAAAATATTATTAGATGAAATAGAAACACGAGTTAATTTTGCAATAAACCCTCCTAACAACGTGTATGAAAGAGTTGCACAGAATGCAAACAGGATAGCTTTCTTAGGCACTATTGGATTTAACGTATCGTCTACCGTTGTTAATACGGTGCAGATACCTACCGTTGTTTACCCTGCACTCGCAGCGAAGATTGGATTTAAACGAGCAGGGACAAACTTAAAGATTGCAGGTAAGCTCTTTACAGGAGCAGGGTTTGACCACCGCATACCCGCATATGGCACTGATGAGAGTGTGAGAACAGGTTCTCGGTTTGGAATTAATAAGTTTGGAATTAAAACTGGGTATACAAAAGCAATAACAGCCCCATCTATAGACAATTATTTTATAGCAGATGTAGAAGGAAACTTAACACTACGTGACGACATGAATATTGACGACAAAGATGTGTACTATGTCAACGCAGTCAATAAAAAATTTACACAAAAACAATTTTTAGAAATGATGCAACCCTTTGTACAAGAAGTATCTAATCGTGGACTACTTAACAGATCATTAATATTTGACACGCTTGGATCAGAAATATCTGGCAAGGCTCAAGGTAATATAGTTTCACGACTTTATGATAGACTAACAACATACTCTGCACTTCCGTTTCATACAACAGAACGCATGAACCGTCAGGTAACACTTGTAGCTTCTTACTTAACTGAGATGGATAGACTTGCTACTAATCCAAATCCTAACACTAACGAGAAAGACCTAACAGACGGGCAGATAGCAACACAAGCCATCAACACGGCTATGTACGATACACAACAAACTAACGGCGGCGCTACACTAACAACTGCTCCGCGTATTGCACAACAAAACATAGGTCGTGTGGCTATGATGTATAAGACGTTTGGTGTGCAGATGTACTACACTCAAGCAAAGACATTCTTAAAAATGATAGGTATGGAGAAAGACCCCTATCTCAGAAAACAAGCTACAAAACAATTCTGGGCTACTCAAGGTTTTGTGATGGCACTTGCAGGGGTACAGGGACTTACAATGTACGGAATTATAGCAGGTCTGTACAACTTGTTTGTAGATGATGACGAAGAAACCTTTGAGACACTGACACGTAAAGCTATTGGAGAAGGTTTCTTTAAGGGGGGTGTTAACGCTACGACAGGATTGTTGGGTGCAGAAGTAGACGTAGCTGCACGTATCGGACTATCTAATTTAATACTTGGCTCTAACCGATACAACTTTGATCCATCTGTAGAAAAAGACATCGTACAAATGTTTGGTGGGGTTGCATACAGTTATGTTTCTCAAATTGCTAGAGGTGTTAAAGATATATCAGAAGGTGAGTATCAACGTGGTATAGAAAACATTTTACCTGCGGCGTTTAGAAATCCTGCAAAAGTTGTAAGGTTCGTTCAAGAAGAAGGTATACGAACACGTAGAGGAGACTTGATCTTTGACGATATGAATTTTGGATTGTATGCGGCACAAGCATTAGGATTTGCACCTGCGGATTACACACTCAAACAAGAGATGAGCCAAGATACTAAGAAGATAGATAAAGCAGTAAATGCCACACGTAGTAAATTACTAAAACAATACTACTTAGCTAGACGTACAGGCGATATGGACGGTGTGTATGAAGTTGCAGATAAAATGGACGAGTTTAATAAGAAACACCCTGATGCCAAGATAACTAAAGAGACTATTGACAGGTCGATGAAAACTCACATGCAAACTTCTAAAGACATGGTTGATGGTGTTACCGTAAGCCCCCTCATGCGAAGAGCGTTAGAACAAAGTCGTTCTGAATACGATCAAGGCTTTACATTCTTTTAAAAAGAGACCGCCCGAAGGCGGTCTAGTATGGGAGGGAGAGTGACAGAAATACATCTGTCTTGTCACCCATATCACACAATTCTCCACATGCGAACCCCTAACTTTTTATTTTCTGTACGAACTTGAGTTTCTATCTGCCACCCTTTATCTTTTGCTATTTTTCCCAAGCTATGTAGTGCCGCCTGGGTGTTGATACACAAGATGAACACAGAGGAACCTGTTGTCATACGATCCCAATTAACTATGATACGAACCCCATCAGGGCAAAGATCATCCGTCTTCAGTATCCCCTGTCTTATTCTCATTCTCTACCGAACAATCCACTTGTATTACATGTGTCACAGGCAAGTCCATTTTTGTACCTTTACTTAACCGCATCTTCGTACTTTTAGCACCCAATTTAGTTTTAAGGTCATGCACAAACGAACTATAATTTATCTGTTGTTCACCGCACCAAGCCTTCAACGGTTTTGGTATAAGGTAAGCACGTTTTAAATCTGTCTCATATCGTGCAACAAGTTTAATCCTAGCATTGGCTTCGGGTATAACAAGCTCAGTAACTCCACCTTCCTGTTTACGTAAGTCATCTGTACTTTTTATCCATAACACATTGCTCCAATGCTCGTGTATATAATCATTGAGTGTTTCTTCTACTGATATACTCATATCCTCAACTTGACGTTTGTTTTCTTTTAATCTCTCTATCGCCCACGCAAATATCTTTTTTGTATCATAAGTAATAAGTCCTGCACGTTTTGCTAACATCAATCCTGTTATAGTAGAAGCAACAAGAACAGACCAGAACCTGTTCTCAGCAGTTAACCCTGCCTTCTTATCGACGGCGGCTTGTACGTTCTCAAAAATTCTTTTAACTTCATCCAGATTGTTCATAACGTATTGGATATAGACCTCACCTGCATGACCGTAGTTGTTCTGTAAGCGAGCGCTAAATACATCAGTCTCTTCCTTAGTATCAAAATATATCTTCTTAACACGACACTCCATTATTCTCTGCGCTTCTGCCTTTGGCATGGCTTTAATAATATTAATACTTTCTATCAAACTTGTATTGCCTGTTGATACAGAAATTAAACTCCATGCTTCACCCCTATATCGTTCTGCGTTACTGCTTGCCGCCATACGCCCTCGTTGCCTACCACCTGTTAACTGATACGCTAGGTTTGAAAGTTCTTTACCTTTAGCGTTTGTAAGTTCGTCCATGTAAAGTGGTAGATTATGGTATACCTCACCCCTGTTCATCTTAGTATTGTAAGTGTCTCTTTCGTGTATAATAAGGTCTACTGGATTACCCCACACAGATGCCCCTGCCGCCATAGCTGTTGTCTTACCTACTCCTGACCCCCCATGCAGATGTAACCCTGCACAGTTGATTGGCGACATAGTCATGAGAGGAGACCCGAACGACGTGCCTACTACAAATTGATGCAACTCAAACCCATCACGATTATAAAAGTTAATTGTTTCTTTCCAATCCTCTAACGTACCTCTTGGTTCAAACAAAGGGAACAACCCTGCTGTTTGTGTAGAAGGTGGGTTAAACTCTATACTGTCTTTACGCACCTCTTTGTTGCCAAGAACAAACCCTTCTAAGTTTTCGTTAGTCCACCCAAACTGTTTGTGTGCTTCATCTGCCACTGTTTGAGATTGTAACTCTGTTACCCATGTTGTTGTATACTGCATTATTTCATCCATCCTTGTTACTGCTATACCTTGCATAGACAGTTGTTTCCTTAATTCTTCTTTTGATGTTACAGAAGTTAACGGAACTGTAAACTCTCTTATACCATCTTTTGGTAAATGAAGTCGCATTACAATAGCTTCCCCAATCTCTGCATCCCGAACACGCTTAACCACATACAAATCATTCTGATATATCTGACGATCCTCGTCTTCACCATCTGCGTTCTTTACTCTTATATACACCCCACCACTTGCACCTCTAAAATAAGGGCTAGGGTAGTTGGGTATATCTTTATGGATAGGAGCTTTCTTAATCGAACGACCTAAAGCTAAAGGACTTTTAAATTTTTTCTCTTTAACTTTCTCCCAATGTCTACAGGATAGACACACGTCAGGGTTAAGTTCATTAAACCTTTCGCAAGTGTACGGAGCTTTTATTAAATCAGCTTTTCTTTGCGTTGCTTCTTTTGTGTACCCTTCATGGTTTTTAGATATTATGTGCATAGCTTGCTCTGCATCATTGCAGTATTTTACAATGGATATACCTGCTCTCCACAAAGGCTCAACTATACTCTGTTGGTTTATAATAATATTTTTTATTTGTTCGCACCCTGTGCCTTCTTTGGTTTTAATTACTATAGTTTTAAAGCTATAGTCAGAGTCCCTTATCATTCCTTTTTTAAATGCACTTATTTCCATATCATGGGTTTTAGGTACTTGTGTTATACCCCCACCGAGTGAATCAGAGAACTCACTAAAGTCTAAAGGAGTAGGTAGTCCAGGCACGTATAGCCTAACAGCCCTCGACGTGTTGTGCTTATAGTTGTGAGTGTTGGGTACACGCAGTATTCTTGCACTATCGGCAGTTACAACAGGGTCAGCGTTCAACCCATGTTCCACACATAACTTCTTTAGCTTCGACGCTACAGGCAACCATTCATCATAAGTTACACTATGCGTCAAAGTCCAATATACATGTATACCATACCCTGAGTTCATGAGAACAGGTTTGGGTAAGGTTAGCTTCTTGCAGAATGCCCGCAGAGCTTTGTATGCTTCTTCTTGGCTAGGATAATCTTTACCCTCACCACAATCTAAATCAAGATAAAATGAACTTAAGGATTTTACATTGTCCACCTTGCGAGAGTCCGCAGTTTTAAATGTAGCTAATCCAAAGTAAGTCTCGTAGCCTTCTGCATCTAAGTTGTGAGAAGCGTCTACAACGGCATCTATAGAGTCGTAAAACTTTTGTTTGGTATGTTCTCCCTTGAACCCCAATACAGCATAATAACCACCGCTATCTAACACCCTTTCTAAAAATGTCTTTGTTTCCATAATCTCCACCCATGTTTAAAGACACCACGGCTAGGCATTTAAACACCGAATAGCCGTGGTGAGACAGTATATTAATAATTAGGATTAGTCATCCTTCGGGGCATCGTCCCAATCATCAATAATACCATCTAGGTCATCGTCATCACTCTTGGGTGGAGGAGTTGATTTTTTAACAACCTTCTTTGGCTCTTCGATAGTCTCTTCCTCTTCTACACTTGTATCAAAAGGATTTGACTCATCTTCTATGGTAAAACCATCAACAGTATCGAAAGGATTTCTATCTTCTAGAGGTACATACTTAACAACTTGCACAGCTCTTAATCTAAGATTAACGCTCTGCTTACCCCCAAAGTCATAAGGATTAAATGATACAGCAACATTTACAGTGCTACCTGTCGTAAGTAAAAAATCATCTGGTAATTTTGTACCCTTTGCATCGTACTGCACAGGTTTTTTTGTTATATTATTACTGTACGCACCTTTTAAGTTAGCCTTGTAGGTGTACATACCATCATCATCTTTAACAAGTACGGACTTATCTAATTTAGCCGACCATTTCTCTTTTCTGTTTGCTTGGTAAGACTTAGACATAGCCAGAAATAAATCTTTTGCAACAGATTCACTCATCTTAAATTGTATAGAGTACTCTGCACCATCTTCTAATGCACCGCAGGGCATAGATTTATTTACCTTGTTATCAAAATGATAAGTGGTATTAATCTTAGGCCAAAGAGCCTCTACGTTTTTTATTAAATATATTTCACTCATAATCGCTTCTCCACTTCCTATTTATATATCTTCGTCTAGATCATTAAGGTCTAGATCGTTTTCGGGTGCTATGCCGAGTCGTTTCGCCAAAGCAATTTGTGCCTGTGATAGTTCTACAGGTTCTTCTTCCCACATAACATCTTGCTCTACGTCATCTTGTTTTGTGGGTTTTTCTTCACTCTCTTGCAAACGTTGCTCCACTAATGCGTCGGTAACAGCGTTTAATTTATACCTATAAGTATTTTCTACTTTTAGATAAGTGTGTTCAGGAATAAGTTTTTTCTTTGTCCAAACACGTATGGTAGAACTGGAAACACCTAAGTGTTTAGCCAGTACTTCTCTAGCCACGAAAGGTTCGTTCATTTTTTCCTCACAGAAATTACTACTTCCTTTTCGGTGTTTAGACCGTCAGGAACTTTAGTTGGGTTATCCGTTAGGTATTCTCTCATATTTTTTTGACTTACACGATTTTCAAGAAGTTCTGGAACATCATTTTCTTTTATGAAGTCGTGCATGGCATCCCAATCACTTACCCAATATTTCGTTCTTTCAGACTTAAAGAAAAGACCTTCAACGGTTCTTACGCTTATTTCATTGTTTCTTTCACAATGGTCAAGCATTGCCTGCTTTATACGGTCTAGTTGTCTTGAGAGTTTATCGTCCTCTTCTTTAAACTTTGCGGATAGCAAAGACCGTTCTGCTCGTATTTTTATATAAGTTCTAGTTAATTTATCGGGGGTTATAAATTTTTCACCCATTACTCTCACTCCTGTTATATGTTAGAATAGTACATATAGTGACTAAACTTACGTTAGTCAAGTATTTCTTTATATAAATCGACAAATTTTGCGTGAACGTTAATTCTTTTGTCTAATAACTTGTAAACGTGTTTTTCAACAGCAGAACCTTGTAGTTGTACTACAGTAGATTTATGTTTCTGTCCTGATCTATGTACTCTAGCGTTAGCTTGGTCGTAAGTTTCTAACGAACTCGTAGGTCCCCACCACACGACTGTATTAGCAGCTGTCAACGTGACCCCATGTGCCGCCGCTTGTGGTTGTATAACAAGAACTCTAGGGTCTACGGACTCTTGAAAAGATTTAAATATATCTGTCCTTCTGTGAGCAGGTACATCCCCACGGATAACTTCGGTTGTTATACCTTCGCCTCTCAACTTGTCTGTCAGTATATCAATGACGTGCTTGAAGGGTACAAATATTAATATCTTCTGGCTTGACTCATCAATAACCTCTCGTAAAACTTTATATCGGTGCTTAATATCAAATGCTAGAGTTGAACCTTCGTCTGTATATACAGCCCCTGCGGATATTTGCAGTAACTTATTAAGGCTTACTGCCGCGTTCATAGCAGTAACATGTTCCCCTGTTATATCCATAACCATCTTGTCTTTAAGTTGTTTGTAGTATTTCTTTTGTTGAGCCGTAAGTTCTACCTCTCGTTTAGTAAACACCATATCTGGCAAGTCCAAACATTGTTCTTTCGTAAATCGTATCGCAGGTTGCAACGCTCTAAACACTGTGTTTGTAGCCGTAGGTTTAACTTTCCAAGTAAACTGAGATACTTTGTACATAAGTTGATCTTTAAATGCTCCAAAAAATCTAGGCACTCCAGTAGGGTTTACGAGTTTTGCAATACCATATGCGTCCGTAGGATTTTGTGCGGCGGGAGTTCCTGTCATCATCCATAACCATGTGTCCTCACCAATTAATTTTCTCAGTGTCTTCCATCGTGTCGTCTGTGCATTCTTATAGTGTGTTGCCTCGTCTACAATAATAAGGTCAAACCCACCGTTCTTTATTTCATCTGCTACTATGGCTACACCATCGTAGTTTATAATGACGTATTCTGAGCCTTCGTTAATAATCTTCTTTCTTTTTTCTGATGAACCATGTGCTACAGATACTGTTCTATGGGTAGCAAAGGTAAACAAGTCGTCACGCCATGCACTATCCATGATCGAGAGAGGACATATAATAAGTACGCGATTAATTTGTTTCTGGTTAAATAGATAGTCTGATGCCCATATAGCACTCGCTGTCTTGCCTGTACCTTGCTCGTTAAAACAGAATGCCTTTTTATTTAACGTAAAGAAAGACGCTGTTGTTATTTGATGTTTGAACGGTTTGTGTTTACCTGTCCACTGATACAGTTTTTCTATAGGCGACGGTGCTTTTATATCCAAAGCGTTGAGGCTCACTGCTTCTTGCAATCCCCAGTGTACAACAACTTTATTGTCACCAACATCTTTGCTTTTAGGTATGACACTCGTTACTTTACTAGGATCACGCAGACGTAGCAATAACGCCTTATCGTTTATAATTTGCATCTAACTCTCCCAAGTTATTTATTTCTTTTTCTTCTTATCCTTCTGTCCGTTTCTCGCACGGTTCTTTGAAGGACTTTCTAATCTTGTCCCATCTTTGTTTGACCCACCCTTGGCTAGGGCTTTGTTGTGCGAAACATCTTTACCTTTACGGTTTATGCCTTTCTCATCATACTTACGTCTGGCACGTTGACGTTCCATTCTAGCAGGGTGTTCCCCACGCTCCTTTTGTTTCTTGTATTCTTTCTTGTAAGGTCTAGGTGATTTTGTATATGGCATCAATTACTCCCATTATATACACATTCGATTACGGCACAGTGGCGTTTACATAGACCACTTGGTCTTGCGTTCCATACATCTTCTTTGTACGCAACCTCCATACGATCATAGTTCGCTAACCATTTATCCCACAAAGCAGGTTGCATGTCATCTGTATATTTTTGCTTAATAAGTTTTTTTGCTATAACAAATAACAACCCTGCATGAACTTTTTTTATTTCGGAAAAGTGTTTAAAGGTTGCCATAGCCATTAATTCAAGTTGTCCCTTGTCAGCGTATTGAGCAGACTTACTTGTTTTGTAGTCCACCACCCACGCAGTTTCTTTATCCATAATAACAAGATCAGCAATACCACGCCACCACACATTCTTAGCCTTAAACTCGCAAGGCTCTAGGTCCGCTGTCAAACCCATACGTATCTCTGTCAACTTGTTTCCACGTCTTCTACTTAAGGCTTCTAAGGGACCTCTCATGTAAGAAAACTTGTCAGGCACTGGCTTCCCATCACGAATAAACTCTTCGGCAACAAGGTGAGCTTCCGTTCCATAACGCATAGCTTCAGTGTAAGATTCCTTATAATCTTTAGCTACCTTCATATGGTAGAACTGCTTCGGGCATTGCTCAAAGGATTTAATTCTACTAAATGACCACGGCGCTATGCTCATTGAAAAATTTCAACCTCTTTGGGGAGTTTTAACACACCTTCCTTTATTAACTGATTTACCACACTTCGTGATCCAGAGTTCCAACCGTGCCATAAACCTTGCTTAAATAGTTTGTAGGACATTTTGTTTAATCGCTTAAAATCTTCTGGAGCAGAATCTTTTATTCGTTCTTTTGTTTCTTCCCATGCCTTAAGACAAAGTTTTTCAAATTCTTCTTCATCAAAATTTTTCATATTTTTTCTCTCTTTCTTTTTCTTTTCTTCGTTTCATTTCTTGAGGGCTTCTTTCTAATTTATAATCCATGGTACTTAAACGAACCAACCATTCGTCTGCATCTTTATCTAAAATAGAATTATCAACATAATTAGGGTCGTGAATTGCATGTTGTAAGTCAGCCCACTTTTTTCTCTTTAAAAGTTTTTTAGCTTTTTCTTTTTCTTCTTCATCTGTCATTCACAATCTCCATATGATTTGCCTGTTCCCGACTCACAATTAATCGGTAAACCTTTTGCCCAATCGGGTGTCCAACGCATACATTCTTCGATATACTCTTGCGCTTCTACTACGTCCTCATCTTTAACACAGCATACCACAGAATCGTGAACTGTCAAAACGACCCTATGCTTCTGTGCTATCTTCAACATCTGTTCGCCAATAATACAACGTGCTATAGCTTGACATACGTTCTCTATAACCTTACCGCCGTATATCCTGTTACGACCACGCCGAACTTTGTAATGAAACTCAAAACCTCTATCGGTTTGGTCAAACTGTAGATCTTCGTATCGTAACTTTAAACCAGACGGTAGTATTATAGTGCCATCTTCTATCTTTAATACATCCTTTAGACCGAACGCAGATGCGTGCTGCAGGTAGAGTTGTGCATCTCTCCACAACTTGTTTATATTATAGTTAGCTTCACGGTATATCTTTATGACGCGCCGTGCTTCATCCAAATCCATATCAAACCCAAATGTTTGCAGTTGGTTCTGAAACTTCTGCGCTCCCATACCATACCCTGCACCCAAGATAGTTGTCTTGCCAACAAACCTTTGATCCTTGGTAACATCTTCTTCTTTGACCCCATAGATGCGTGATGCCATCTTCTTATATACATCTTCGCCATCTCTGAACGCTTGGGTTAAATCATCTTGCCCTGCAAGCCACGCCAATACTCTCGCCTCGATCTGGGCTGAGTCAGCATCTATCAACGTGCATCCCTCTGGTGCGAGTATACTCTGCTTTAACTTCTTACCATTGACCCCACGGCTAGGTAAGTTTTGTAGATTAATCTTATCATCACCACCCCAACGTCCTGTGTGTGCCGCGTAATATCGAACAGGTACAGGCAATAACCCACGATTATGTATGTCTATAAATCTCTGAGTTCGTGTCTCTTCTAATGTGCTTTTGTTGCCGAGCCTCGCCGCTACAAGCTGTTGCACCCTCTCATCTGGGTGGCTCTCAAGTGCTTTGAACCCTTCATCTGACTTTGCCAAAGCAAGAGTTTCTTTTCCTGTTGTAGGGCTTATCTTCATGGGGGGTTCAACACCAAGACCTTTTAGTAACTCTGCGAACTTAGGATTGCTCATCAAGTCATCACGTTCAGCGCCTGCCTGGGAGAGTAAGTGTTCTTTACGTGAACGTGTTGCTGTAAGATGCTCTTCTAGTAATGCCTGGTCCAAGCGTAAAACAGGCTCTACAAACATACGCAATGTCGTATCAATAAGTTTAAGTTCCTTCTTGGGAAAACCTTTAGCCATCTTTATAAATAGCTTGTATGTTAACTCTACATCGTTGACGCAGTAGTCACCGAACCGTTCTAATTCTTCGTCTGTAAACTGCTCACGTCTTTTACCCAGTGTGTTGAGGACTTCTTCTCCCTTAACTCCAAGGTCATACCGTTCAGCCAACGCTTTCAAACTTACACTATGTTCAACTCCATGAACAGCACGACCAATACAAAGAGTATCGGTATATACACGAGGACTAATACCAAAATGCCAATTAAGTATAGCACCGTCAAACATCGTGTTGTGTGCAAGAACCATTGCTTCCGACCATTTAAAACTGTGCAAGTAATCTTTGATCTGTTCGTGCGTACCACTCGCCCACTCCGTTGCTCCGTTGTTTACCTTAACACATACTCCTATAACCTCAAACAATGGGTCACGTATGTATTCTTCTGTTGTCATCTTACGCAAGGATATGTCCTTATCGTAGTACGTTTCAAAGTCTAGAGTAATTAGATCCATCACTTACTCTTCCTCTTCTCTTCTTTTTGTTTTTTTAAAGCGCACACTGCACAATAAAACTTGCTTTGGTTATTTTGTTGAATAACTGCTTTTTTCTCACATAGATCACATTTATTATTCATTATCTTCCTCCACTGCACACTCATACTCAATACCGACGTATGCCATGTTGTCTATGTAATGATCTTTTTCTAAAGGGGTTGTTTGCCGACGTGCCAACTTGGTTGCTTGGTGCATTATGGCTATGTCTCTACCTGTAACATGTTTACCTGTGATAGCCGTATAAATGCGGGCGATATGTTGGTGGTTATCAACAGGACTACCATAGTCTTTTAACCTATTACCACCTGTAAGGCTCACTGCTTCACGCAATAAATCACAACGGTCTAACTTGTTGGCTTCCTTCTCAAACACCTCTCTTGGTGTAGATACTTTACTCATCAACTTGTGTGCGTAGCTATATGTAACTCCACAAGCTTCCGCTACTTCTTTAGTTGTAGCTAATTTATTCTTTAGTAGGTATTGCCATACTTTATCTGCTTTTTTAGACTTTCTCATCTCTCTTCTCCCTGTTCTTGGTAACACGCATCTTTTAATATAGACGCTATTGTTAAACCTAAATTATCGGCTTTAATTTTAATTGTTTCATCAACAAGCCAATTAATAGTATTTGAATCAATATGATTAAACACGTTACCTCTTCTGAGTCCTACTTTAACTAAACAATGTGTAACATAATCATTATTGCTCACTGTACTATCTCTCCGATAGCCTCTGGTCTTGGTAGGGGTGAAGGAAAATAATCCCCTTCAAACCGCACTATCCTAGAACATGTTGGTGTGTGTCCTTCTGTTGAATTGTAATTTTTATAGAACGCATTGCACGTTGCTTCATCGTTGAACTCCATAACAATCAACGCAATATATGTAACAACTTCTTTCATTCTCTCTCCTTTTATTTTTATAGTCGCCCCTGCGTGAAATCAACGTGGCTTCTACACGTCCACAGGGGCTAAATTTTTAGATGTCTTACCATCACAAGGTCACAAGTCAAATATATCATAGAAAGGAGTGACTTGCCCATGTTGCAGAGGATAACGGCACACAATTAAAACCAACGCTCTCACTGCTTACGCCCTAGTGGGTAAATCAAAAGACCAAAACAAAACCCCACTAGTTAAACTCATAATTAAACTTATATTTCCAATTCCTGTTTAATATCTCTTCTATATCATTCATGTTCTTTTCATTAACAACGACGGCTATGCCCCCTGCTAATTCAATATCTGTTAAGTTCTTACGCTGTAATGCGGTGGGCTTGTTGCTACCTGCTTTGCACTCAATGCCAAAGAACTTGCCTTTGTAGCACCCGACAATATCGGGAACGCCTGACATACCGTAACCACCTGTAACTGGATAAAAGTAATATGCTCCTAACAGCTTAAGCTGTCTTACCACTACCTTTTTTACTTTTGCTTCTGGTGTTAACACCATTCTTTATCTCCCTGTCTACGTCCCTATATATCATAAGTAGTGTCTCATCTGACAACGCACCGTCAAACATGACCTCTTTTGTTTTATGTGTTAGCTGATCTCTAACTGTTATTTTTACTTCCAAGTCTATCAAGTCAAGCACTGGTTTCGGGAACTGGTTTAGCTTGTGAGGAGTCCGTAGACTCCCCAACATATTGTTCAACCTGCTCGGCAGGTAGTTAACCATAGACCCAAAACTTGTCTTCACCTTGACCTCGCATACCGATACCTTTGACCTCATCATCTAAAGAAGTACTCATAAAGCCTCTCACTTCTAACATCATAAGTACAGCTATTTTATCTTTCATCCACTTTGGTAGATCTTCCCAACTGTCATAGCTGTCTTTTACTGCGTTGTCAATACAATTTATACCTAAACATATCACCTTTATTCTTTTAGTGTCTTTATCTAGGTATACATTGTATAAAGTATCAGCAGGTAACTTACTGTGAACTTGTTTGTCAGAGTTGGACATAGAACATACCATCACCAGAATTGAACCCAACACCTTCTACATAATCTTTATGTGCGACCATGTTGAGGGTTGTTAACTTACCCATGAGGTCCGCGGGAAGTGTATCGTTCGTATAGGTTTCAACATCATCCTTTGGTGGTCTACTCATCTTGTGAAGTCCATACATTCTGACGACCTCAAAAGTCTGCTCGTCAAACTTATTAAACACACGTACAAACGCAACGTCCAAAGTCTTTTGCGATCTATCATTGTCTTCATCAACTGACGCAATATACTCTCGTACTTTATCACGCAAATCATTATCAACAAACTCATAGCCCGAAGCAACCATGTTTCGAAACTCTGACAACAACACGCCCTCACCTGCACCCGAAGTCATGTTGTCCCAGTTTGTTCGTTTTGTTCTTTGTACGTCATACTTTATAGAGTTAAACGAATTTCTTATACCATCAAGTTCAGCCTGTGCAATATCTAGTGCATTAAAATTTCGTAAGTATTTCTTTGCGTTCTTGATAGCTTTGTCCAGATGAACGGAGGTTGCAATTTTTTGTTGGTCGCCATAACTATACTTACCATTAAGAATGGTATGTGAATATACTACAAACTTGCTGTCACCTGTAACTTCAGTCTGCCAATCCCCGTAACCTATGTAACCCATAGCAAACGGCTGTTCATCCATGTAGACCCATAGCATATGAGTTTGAGTTACATCGTGTGTACCCAATGTACCGAACTTAATACCACGCATGTGTTGAGTTAAGGTTAACGCAAACTTTTGTAACGGTGTACTACGTAAACTCAACACGTCCTCGTCTGTTACAGGCTTTAATTTACTCACTCTTGTGTATACATTACTAGACATTTTTCTCTCCTTCTCTAATGCATTGTTTCTCTTTGTTTATGTCCGTACAACTGAAACATTGTTTCATTAGCACGTATGTGTATATCAGCTAATCTTTGAAGACGTTTAGACTTCTTCACCTTCCTTCCAACAGCGTGCATCTGAGCGTTAGTTAAATTCTCTGGCAACCCCATCATCTGAGACACCCACAACATGACCTCACTTTTTTCCCTATGATGCTTCCATGCTTTGACATGTGCATTGTGTTTTTTCTTTTTCATTTTCTATCCTTTACTATTTTTTCGTCACTAAGTGTACCGACAAGTCCGAACACCTTGTTGACATAAGAATTGTACTTTGCTCTTACTTCTGATCCACTAGTAATATTTGCAAAGTCTACATTGCGTAGAAAATCTACACCCAACTGCATACGCATGGGGTGTTGGTCTGTACTCATGATCTCAAGTAGTTTATCATGTTGTTCCTTCGGTCTCTCTTCGTAGTGAGGGTGTGTCCACCCATACCCTGTGTACTGACTTTTATAAACCTCACCATAAAGAAACTCGTCCATTTCATTTTTTGCTTTCTTTATATAATTAGCACGCTCTCTCCATTGGTTAGGACTATTGCTAAAGTCAGGCATGATGAAACTATGCATGACATCTAACCACTTGTAGAACACATCTGCATGGGGCTTGATCTTTGCTTTATATTTTGTGTCAACACGTTTACGTTCATGTTGTATCTTCCACGTTTCGCCAATGACTTCCCAACTGTATCTATCACCACCAACTTTGCGAGCAAAGGTTAGATACTGCTTGTCGTCCTTCAAAGAAAAATTCTTCTCACTGTACCTGTGCAAGTGCGTGTGTATGGTAGGGTTGTATTTGCTCTTGGGCAATAGGTATCGTGTGCCATTCTTTGTACCATCTTTTCTAATGTACTGCTTACCACCGTAAACATGAAACGCTAGTCCGCGTGGTAACGTGTTCTCAAGAAAAGTATACCTAGCAATATGTGCTTGAGTACCTGACCCATTACGTATCCGCACAGTCTCAATGTCACCCTTCGGTGATAGCGTCCACACAATCGGTGCAAGGGCTAGAGTTTCTTTCTCTGTCGGTGGCACTTTGTTACCCCAGTTAGGAAACTTAGGATCGCCAAGGGTATAACCATCATAGATCATGTACTTGTACGCTGACACCTTTATCATATGTTCATGCTTGCGTGACCGCTTACCCACAGGTCTGATGTTATCTTCCTTTGTGTGGTTCTTGCTGACAACAGGTTTGGTTGTGTTGTACCGTTCTGTCATCTCTGCAAAGTCTTCGATTGATTGGTTTGTATCTCTATAGTTCATTCTGTTTCTCCTTGATTTAATTGAACTACCTGCCGAGCAGGTAGCATATTGTTTATAGATCTCTTGATTTAATGTGGATTACTTGACCGACACTTGGGTTGGCACTCTTGTTGTCCAAGATACACCACAGTGTAGGACAATCCCAACTGCCCCATGATCCACCCAAGTAACCATCAGTCAATATGATAGTAGCTTGTGGCTTGATACCATGCTCTGCCATGTACTTAGGAACACACTCTACCATAGTACCACCACCCCCACTTGGCTTGGTTGACTTAGCAATGTTGTCGATTTCGTGCATCTCGTACTTCTCTGCACGACACACCTGTGTATCCCAATAGAGTATCCACACACATGACGGTGTAGCAACTCGACATATCTCTACCACTTCTGTTAAGCTAACACTTATCTCTCTTTGACCAATAGAGCCAGATGCGTCTATACAATACACCAAGGCATCAACCTTTTCAGCTATACCACTTGGCATGAATACACCCCTTGGAAATCTGCGGTTACGTCGCTTGAACGTAGCCCTGTCCTTACCCACACATGTCTCATACATAAAGTCTCGTAGCTTCTCTTGCCAAGGCACTTGAGTTTCAAGTAAGTCCTCAAGGTTACGATCTCCGCCACTGCCTAGCTTACCTGCCACTGTTAACCCCTCACGTATCGCGCCCTCGACCTCAGCAATGTGTGCTTCCTTATCTTCTGCGGACATGTCTTGGGCTGTTTCCCAACCATGAGTGTCAGTAGGTTCACCCCACTCTTCGGGTGGAGGGTTCTTCCCCCCATCTGTTTCCTCATAGAGTAACCAGAACACTTCAGCCGTATCCATACCACGATACTTCTCGTTCAACAGTCCGATAACCCTACCATCAACCACAGGTCTGGTACAAAACTTGTCGTCCCTGTTCTCGTCTTCGATCTCAAGGTTGATAACAAAATCCATAGCACAGTTCGCAAGATGTGCGTTGATCTTCCATAGATGTTGCCATGTGATAAGATGCCGATACGCTTTGTGCTTGCACTCATGGACTACGACGTATCGTAATCCACTGTCAGAGATACTAGCCACGAACGTGCGTCCGTATGATTCGTTTCTTCCATCGGTGTTCGCCGTTGGTACATCATCCTTGATACTTCGCTCACCGATCATTAACACCGCGCCCAAGGCAATGTACTTCTCCTTGCCCATGATTGCAGTAACGGCTTTGTCCAACCGTTGTTCTTCTGTTAAAGCTCTTCCTACACTAAGCATTGTTTGTCCCTCCATTGTTTAAGTCCTTCCTATGTTTGTTTTCAATTCTAATAAATTCTACAGTCCTCGCTTGTGGTCTGCAAAAATCACAATCACACTTTGCGTGGTTGAGTTTCTCTTTCGTATTTATGTCCATACCGTTTGGCGTAGACATACGCAGTGGGTTAAACATTCTCCTTTCTCCACTTAGGTTTTTGTAATTGTTACGGTTCTTCACTCTGGCTCTATGTGCCATAGTGCGTCGAAATGCTAGTCCTCTATTATGATACCCCATACCTACACCTTCTCATGTGCGAACATGTAATTGTACTTACCTGCGAACTCTTGAAACTTCGGGGTGTTCATCACCATAGTACGAGCAAAATACTTTTCATCTCGTACACCATTGGCGAACATGCCCTTGGCTTCATTACTCAACCGATCAAGATATGTCATAAACGGTGTGACAAACTCTCTGTCCATAGAGGCAAGTGCTTTGAATATTACCATACATGTTGAGCTTGCATCTTGTGGCAACGGTGCGTTGTTTGGATCTTTGAGTATGTCCTCACGCTTCACCAACTTGTCTGCCAAGGTCACAAAGGTCATAATGTCCTTACCTGTGTAAGCACCGAGAGTACCCATGAGTAGACATGTCAACGTGTGCGTATCAAACTTGTCACGCTGATCTAAGATGTGCGATGCTTTCTCAAGGGAACGACCTGTCACGAATGAAACTCTACTTGGGTCTTTCGGGTGAAAGATAGCAAGGTTATCTTCGGGTCTCTCCACGTCCTCAAACGCCGCGAATATCTGTGGGTTGTCTTTGGCATAACCAAGAACGATGGGGTTGATCTTCTTACCCTTCTTGTTGATACCCCAATCGATCCACTCCATGTTGTTGCTCTTACGCAAGTCAATGAATGTTAGACGATTGCATGTGTGCATACGCATCATGTCACCAACACCTTCTGAACCTTTGTTGGTTGTGGCATAGACAATGCTTCCTTCGGGTAGCTTCATGTTACCCAACTGTCGCTCTTGCATTAGTCGTGTGAGTGCAAGCTGTACAGACTGATTGGCTTTACCCAACTCGTCGAGCATGATAATCACAGGCACGTTGAGATGAATACCAAATGCTTCGTTCGGTGCATAGGTTACATACTTGCGAACAACAGGTTCAACTTGCTTCTCAACTGCTTTATCAACTGCTGATTGTATCTCCTCACTCACAGTCTGTCTTATCTCGCTGATGTCTGGTAACATCACGTCACCAAGATCAAGGTTGCTACAGTCCACATAACATTGAATATGTTTAGGTAGTATCTCGCCAACCATAGGCAGGGTTGAAGATTTACCATTACCCATATCACCTCTCAACATGTGTGTGATATCTGACCCAAGCAAGGCGATTGCTTGGACTGCGTTGTCGATGTTCATCTGAAAGTTAGTCGTTGCTACATTCTTAGCCATTATATTTACTCCTTGTTGTACCTGCTGAGCAGGTGGGTTAATTTGGTTAGTGATCTCACTAACGATTTCTAGAAGCCGAGTGTCGGCAGGGTTGAAAGAACGTCATCTACTTGACGCTTCGTGTTGCTACGCAATACTTCATCATGGCGTAGCCCATCTGGTGTGACCCCTTGCAATGCATACTCCATCTTCTTCACTGCATCTTTTAGTATGGGATCATCATCAAAATTATCGTGCTTAATTAAGTCAAGTATGCTGTACACGTTTGTAACCAACGTATCCTTGAAGCCGTTCTTGACTTGCTCACCTTTGTCATTCTCGCTGTAGTCGAGACGTAGGGACATGTTCTGAAGAGGTGTGATAAGACGCATAAACATATCGCGCTTCATATCTTTAAACACTTCTACATTTTGCTTTGCGATCAACTCGTCTATCACTTCTTGCCGTTCCTTCTCGACACCTTGCATGGGGTGGCTCATGGGTGGTATGCGTACTGTCTCCAACGTGAAGTACAAACGCTTATCCATATCTTCGAGAGACAAGTAGTCGGCTCTGTTATACAGATCACCAAATACTTTCGGTGCTTCAACGTCACGCATATGTTCATACATGGGCATCAGTATACCTTTGAATTTGTAGAAGTCCGATTGCATGGCTTGCAAAGTATTCCATATACCGTCTGTTTGGTTGCTACCAAAGTATCTGCCATTAGAACATATACGTGTCTTCTCATTCCCCAAAGGCAGGGTTGCGCCAGTATAGTACCTACGTGTTGCAGAGACATGTGTGTGTATTGTTGTCAGTTCTTCGCAATGTCCCATCAAGTCTTTGTACAGACCTGTGACTTCTCTGGCTTTAGGACTGTTCACCCCATGTTGGTCATTGATCTGTTTAGTTATTCGGCTGTCCAACTTCTTGGTACGATAGTCACCGATATTCAAATTGATCCCCAAGAAGCTTGAGGATATGTCTGGTACTACAGACGTGTTGAGTGCTGTTGTTGTCATCATGTTCATGATTTTTCTCCCTTCGGTTTGACTTTCCTTGTTAACATTATCTCCACTAGTCTTTTTTGTACTTCTGGATCTGCTTTGCCTAGTTCGTCATCCATCCAAATTTCTTTTCTTGGCTCTACGAATGGTCTTGGGTTTGATGGAGGTAAATACACGTCCTCCAATTCTTTGTTCTCCATATCAAGTATTGTACCCAACTCCTTGTACTTCGACATTTCAAATATTTCCTTACCAAACCCCATGCCTAACTCTTCCTCTTCTTGTAGTTCTGGCATGTTACGTGCGAACACGTCGTTGAGTATATCTTCGATATCGTCGGCTCTCATGAGCATCTGATCTTTTGTTACTTCACTCATAGTCTCTCTCCTTTACGGTTTGTTTAAATATAGTAGGTCTTCTTTTCTGCTTATCACAATAATGTTTGACTTGTGCATTGGTACTGTGCATCGTATAACTTTCTTTGCGTTTATCTCGCCACAATCCATACAGGTTGAAAAACCTGCTTGTGTCAAACGCCTGATGTCATATTCTTCGCCACAGTCTGTGCATGTTGCCCACCTGCTCGGCAGGTCGATAAACTGCTTTGTATTTTTTACCACAACACGTTCCTTTCTGATAGAGTTCAATTATGTTTATAGTATAGCATAAGTATACTAAAATGTCAATAAATGCTAGAACATTAGTTTTTCATGGTTTTGGTGTTTAAACCTGTGTTTTTGTGTATTGTGCTATATTGTTCCTTATTGTAACCTCGCGTTTTCCTGTAAGTATTTGAAAAGATTGAAATGTTACAATGTTACCTTTTTCTGAGAATTGAGCGATCCTGAGAGGTGCGAATGTTGGGAGGTTACAAAGGTATCTGCGAGACCCCATCTCGTACGGTTTGGGTACAATTTTTCTAAAAGGTAACATTATATAATATATATATATATATATAGTTTTTTGCTTCATTGCTAACTACTACAAGACAGGTTTAGGCAGGTTTAGGCAGGTTTAGAATTGTAACTTTTTGCCCTAAAAAAAGGTAACATTAGGTTACATTAGAGGGGGTAAAAGTTACATTGCCTTATTTGTATGAACGAAAGAGGTAACATTGCAATTCTACCTGCTCGGCAGGTGAACACGTTGCTACATTGAGGCGCAACGCTACACTAGAAACTGGTATATTACACCAACGTGTTTACCTGCTCGGCAGGTGAGAGACACATTGCTACACCGAAAGGCGCGTGGCTACACATGTTGTCAGATAATGAAATAGTTTTTACCTGCTCGGCAGGTAGTTCGCCCGTCCTTGTTTTATTGGGGGAACATTTGGGGAACATCTGTTTGACTTCGTGAGGCGCAACGCTAAAAATGTAACTGGTATCAAAGGCCCCCGAAGGGGCCAATGACTCATAGTAAACAGAAGAAGAATATTATTAGCACCACAATAGCAAAAGTAATTAACCCTGCTACTATGTTCTTCAACCAAGCCATAAGAAAATTTGGTTCATAATCCATTATAACTCTACCTTAAGTTGTATGTTTAAGATTTTGTGTTGGCTTTCAAATATACCCTGTGCAACATTATGTAACAAATTCATTACTTCAACTTGCATAAGATATTCTTTATACCAATCTACTGTTACTATCATAGCAGTATTGTCAGGCATGTCCGCGTGTCCCTCTTCAGGTAAAGGATCAGGAACGTGTGTCCAAGCCGCTGCTTCTACTTCTTCGTAGTATTCTCGTAACGCCACACATTCAGTATCTCCTACAATAAACGGGTCTACCGTTGTCATTGTCGCGTCTACCTTCTCTTGCACCTCGTGCATACGACTGTCTATTAAGTCTGGTATACTTATTGCACTAAGTGTTCTTGGTCTACAGTGTACAATACCTGTTGTGGTATCTATACCTGTAACTTTTCTTTTTAGTTCTGGCATTGTTGCCTCCTATATTAATGTTGAGTGAAGCAGGCACCGACTGTGCCTGCCCCGTTGTTGTTACCGTAAACTCCGATACTCGTTATCCTTAGATCGTTCATAACTTCTAAGAAGTTTCACAAGCTTGCGCTTGTATCGAAGTTTGTGAAGTTCTGTTAGTCTACGCTGTGCCTTACAACGATACAGAACTTCTTGGTAGATGTTGCGTGAAGTAGGCACTAGATTGTGCCTACCTCGTTGTTGTCTAAGACTGGTCAAGCTCTTTCTC